CTCATCAGAACTTTATGAATTCTATGATAAGTATGAAGATGAAATCGAAGAATATCTATATGAAATGGATATTAAACTTCATGACCTAGTTGATACTCAAGAGTTCTATTCAATACAAGAACTTAAAGAGAAATCAATTTGGTGTTGCGTAGAACTATGGGCACAAGATAAGGTGTATACTCTAGAGAATGAACTCTCTGAAGAATACGCATTAGCTAACGCCTATTGACACTCTCCCGCTGTTCCTGCTATGCTCGGACAGCCTGAGGGTCTCAACCCTCCGTTGTTTCACCACTGTCTTATGACTACTACAACAGCACCAGCTAAACCACGCCGCCGCCGTGCCAAGCGTAAACCTGCTACTGTTACTATGAATCAACAGCAACCAATTAGTATTACCTTGCCAGAAGGTAATGGTAAATTAACTAAAAGACCAATGAAGGCAGAAATACCCACACCTCGCACACGTCCTGATGTTGAGCTAATAAGTAGAGAAGCTTATTGGAATGATTATCAGAATCGTATGAAGATTCATGACTATGAATTTAATGAGGCAATGAATGATCTTAAGAAACTAGCAGCATGGACAAATGACTCCATAAAAAAGCTACTTAAGAGAATTGAAACAGTTGAGTTATGACCTCCTTCATTGTTACAATATGTTTAATTGTATTGATCTTTATCTTCTTAAAGAATACAGTTAATCATCCTTGATTCTCTCCCTCTGCTCTTTCGAGGGCAGACTGAGGGACTCACTCGGCATCATCTGACAGCACCGATCCTAGAACGGCTGCAGGAACTGATGCTACCCTCATCTTTGACCACCATCATCGCGCCTATGATTACGCATCACAAGCATGTCAGTGTGCGTGGTAATACTCACACTGTTACAGAACATTACGCACCAGTTGTCAAACACACTCGTGCAGGCCATAATGGTAAGCGAGTCATGTGCCCACACTGTGGACATGTGCATCGCATCTATCACTTCTCATTCGCAGCTCTAAAGTGCAGTAACTGTACTAACTGGGTTGATAAGTATGATTGGATGGTAGACCAACTTGACACATGGAGAACACCAAGATGAACGATGAAGTACCAACCTATCGCGTTGTGCTCCACATCACAGCCGATTCGCCACCTTCAGCGTGGCTCCCTGACGTTGTTAGGTCGAGCCTGGAAGATGAGCTAGAGTCAGTAAGTCTGGTAGAATGTGTAGAGCTAACAGATAGACCTACATCCATTGAGCATCATGGAGGTTACGAATCAATTCCTTCAAGGTATTAATTATGAGTACTATTACACCTAATTGGTTACATCATTCTAAGAAAACTCTCAAGTGGACACGTAAGCCTAGAATGCAGCGATCTGCTAGAGCTAGATTGAAGGCACTCATTAAGAAACTAAGGAGGAAGTATGCGCAAGAATGAGTGGCAAGCGCCACTAATAGCACTAGTATTTACATGGCTATGTCTTGCAGGTGTTAGTGCTATTGTTTATAACAATCGTTTTGAACCACCGAGTAAATCGTTTCAGTTATTATGACCAAAAGAAAACCCCGCAAGCGTTACCGACGCAAGGATTACTATGCTAATCGTATTGACGAGGTAACAGCTTGGGATGCAGAGGATGAGATCACACCATTCTCCATCGACGATGGGTTACAAGCTTCTATCTCGTGGGATTTACCACCTGCATTTTGTGGGATCATCAGATCTTATTGGCAGAATGGTAGGGTAGAAGAACGCGCTTATCGTAGCCCATCTGCCGCAAATCGTTACATGATGAAATGTCTAGAGAACGATTGCGAATTCACATTACTAACGGATGATATGATCCGTGATACCATTGCTGATTACGACCATGATGACGAATTACCATTTTAATCCACTTGATCTAGCTGAAGTGCTAGAAGAAGAAGGCTATGGTATTGACGAGGACTCAGGTGAGGTGTATACTGATCCTGAGCGCAAGAGAGATTTATTAATCCTTCTTGCTTCATTAGGTAAATTAAATGTGGGTCGAGGTGTTGATGCTGATGATCCCTTTAAGTTATCCTTTACTATTCCTTATTGGAATTGTTATAATTCTTTTGAGGGATATTGTAAACAATTTCCACATGAACAACAATGCAAATGCTATGATGTTTGAACAACAAGACATTGACAGGTTCAATGCACAAGACTACTCTATGTTTTTAGCTTATGGCGACACCTTCCGAGATCAAACGTCAGTTCCAACTGGAACAGGAAGCCATCAGCTGTGGGAAGCTGAAGCTACACGACTCATTGAAGCAGCTCGCCCAAAAGAGCTACAGCTCAGCCAGTGTGTACGGCGTAGCATCAATCAAAGAGGCGCTACCTGGAGTTATCCAACATCTAGCTGAAACCCGTGCTAAAATTAGAAAGGGCAGAAGTGGTAGGTATTACCGCGCTGTTGGTACTTATCTTGATGAGCTTGAGGATCTTGCTATTGCTACAATCGCTTTAAAGATCACATTCGATCAAGTATTTAGTATGAAGCGTGACTCTGATACACTAACTAACGTTTGTTATTCTATTGGTAATGCATTAGAACAAGAATGTAAGTTCAGATGGTATAGAGAAAACCACCCTGGCTTGATGAACTACATTGAGAAGACACACTTCCATCCATCAAGTGGTACCCAACAAAAGATCACATCAGCACAGACAGTATTCAGCCACTGTGATATACAATGGCCTAAGTGGGACGGTAAGATCCGTGCACAGTTAGGTGGTTGGTGCCTTGAGGCTATCTATGAGGTTACTGGCTGGTTTGAGACTACATCTCGAAATACTTCACGTAGGAAATTACAAGTAGTTACAACTACTGAGAAATTCATCAGCATTAGAGATCGACTAATTAAACAATCTGAACTCTTTAGTGGTATGCCTTGGCCTATGCTCATTGAACCAAACAACTGGAGCAATGATAAGCTAGGTGGATATCTCACTAATCGGTTGATGAAAGGCCATGAACTAACCCGTCGCGGTAAATCACTATTAATACACGGGGAACTTCCCATAAGCTTTTTGAACAAGCTTCAGCAGGTGAGGTACCGTGTTAGTAACCACGTACTGGACGTGGCACACTACTGTAAAGTTAAAGAGATAAAGGTAGGTAAATTTATCCCTATAGCACCTTCATATAAACCTCCTACTCCTCCTAATATAGAAGAAGATAAGGAAGCTCATAAGAAGTGGAAGAGGGAAATGCGTAATGCATATAATGCTGACCATCTTAACTTTAAGAAATCAGTTAGAACCCGAACACAGTTAGAGGCTGCCGACAAATTTAGAGATGAGGTCTTTTATCTCTGTTGGTCTTTTGATTACAGAGGTCGAGCATATCCCATCCAGGCATTTCTGACACCGCAAGACACTGACTTTGGCAAAGCTCTCATAAGATTTGCTGATGAGTCACCGGTTACTGGGGCTGCCTCAACATGGCTAGCGTTCCAAGTGGCTACAACCTATGGGTTAGATAAGTCCACCATCATCGAGCGCATCCAGTGGGTAGATAGAAATAGAGAGTTAATAACTAGAATTGCTTTAGATCCAACTGGAACTATCCCTGAGTGGGAGGTTGCTGAGGAGCCTTGGCAATTTATGTCAGCTTGTCATGAATACTATCACTGCTGTATAGTATGTGATAAACCCACGACAGGACTAATGGTTGCAGTAGACGCTACATGTAGTGGGCTCCAGATATTAGCTGGGCTCGCAAAAGATCGGTCAACAGCCGAGCTGGTAAATGTATGTCCTGGAAACCAACCGAGTGATGCATATAAAGCTGTTGCCATAGAGGCTAAGAAGTATCTTCCAGAGAGGATGCATTCTTGGATGGACAGGAAGACGGTCAAAAGGACCGTTATGACAATTCCCTACAATGCTACCAAAGATTCGTCTAGGAAGTACATCAGGGATGCTCTCAAAGAGAAAGGTATAGAACATACCAATGAAGAGTTAACTGAAGTTGTCAATGCTGTCTATAAGAGTATGGATGCTATAGTACCTGGACCAATGCAAGTAATGCGTTGGATCAAACAAAACGTTGGTCAGTATATCCGTAATGGAGCTACTGAAGTTGAATGGACTACACCATCTGGTTTCGTAGTCAATCAAAAACGTAACAAACGAGAAATGAAGCAGATTTATCTGCAATTACTAGGTAATGCTAGAGTTAGTCTTACAGTTGGAGAAGGAGACCCTTGTCCATTACGTCATAAGTCTAGTACTGCTCCTAATTTTATTCATTCTCTCGATGCATCAATACTGCACTGTTCTTTTCAACAGTTTGATGAACCATTCACAGTCATTCACGATTCAGTCCTTACTAGAGCAAGCGACATGGGATCACTCAACACTCTTGTGCGAGAAACCTACACACGAATCTTTACACAAGAATGCTGGCTATCCCGATTTGGTGAAACTATTAAAGCAACAGAGCCACCGCCAATCGTAGGGACATTAGATCCTACGGTTGTAAATGATTCCACTTATTTTTTCTGCTAATGACCACACACGTCACCAAGGAACCTGTTACACTAGAAGGGTTCCAAGCTGTCCTAAAACCAGGGGACTGGGGCTATAAGCTTTCAGCCTTGATGGATAAAGGGATAGTAGAGCAACTTGAAACAGAGCGTGAGAGTGCTCTAGAATGGGCTAGAAGCAAGGCTAAGAACCCTAAGAGGGTCACAGTCAAGCCCGAGCCATGGGAGGAACTGGAGAACCGTCCAGGAACCTATCAGGTACGCTTCAGTTGGAAAGATGGAGATAAGTTCTTCCCTGTCATTGTTGACACTGAAGGTACTGCCATCACAGATAAAGAGACACCCATCTACAGTGGGAGTCAAGTTAAGCTAGCTTTCTTTCAGAAGCCATATGTATTACCAACAGGTGATATAGGTACTTCATTGAAACTAAAAGCTATTCAACTCGTTAGCCTCAATACAGGAGCAGGTGTCGTCGATGACGGCGATATGACAGCAGATGATGCACAGGAACTATTCGGTACCTCGAAAGGATTCAAGGTAGCTGATCCAAATCCTACACCTGATGCTAGCCCTTGTTCTGTAGAGGAGGATGAAGATTTCTAATGAGAAGTGGCCTTGAAAAACAGGTGGCTGATCTATTGAAACAGTTAAAGGTAGAATATGAGTATGAATCTGAGTACTTCCCTTATGTCATAGAACATAAGTACATCCCTGACTTCAGGGTTGGGGATGTATACCTAGAAACTAAAGGTTATTTCAAACCATCTGACCGTCGCAAGATGTTAGCAGTTAAGAGATGTAACCCTGATCTAGACATCCGCCTAGTATTTCAAGCACCTCATAATAAAATCTCAAAAAGATCGAAGACCACTTACTCCATGTGGGCCGAGAAACACGGCTTCCCATGGTGTGCCTACTATGCAATCCCAATCAGCTGGCTACGATGAATCCGAGTTCTTGTATCACACATCATGTGCTAACTGTGGCTCGTCCGACGCTAACAGCGTGTACGATGACGGCCATACTTATTGCTTCGTGTGCCATGCTCGCACGACTGGAGAAGAACCACCA